ATTTCCCTTTATTCTTTCACATATTTCTTTTTGATTTTTGTTTTCAAATTTTATTTCTTTTCCAACTAACCACTTGCACCATAAATCTATTGTTGTTCTTGCGTCTGGAATTTTCCTGTATATTCCATGCCACTTTGCCCAATCACATTGATAAGTTGTTATGTCTGTATCTAAAGAATCAATTGTAAAAATATCTTTGTTTTTATTCCACGGCTCTTCCCCAGCTGTGTAAGAAATATCATTAATAGAAGTTGTGATTATTTCTGTTGGGTCTGTTAATGCCATTTTTTATCCTTGTTATAAAATATTTTTATATGTTCTTTTATGTGTTTCCTTGTATTTAAACTTTTCTTTTTGTTGTTTCCTGCGCGCGAGCGCAACAGCAAAGGCGAGCGCGCTATATTAATCAAAAGCGGCTGCAAGCCTAACATTGCGCCAGCATGGCTTTCCCGCACCCGCAGCGTAGCGTGAGGGGATTTAGTTGAGTTATAATTAAAATAAAAACAATTCTCCTATTATATATATACGTCTTCATCTTCCCCTGACTTTTTATAAACACAAAGCGCGCGAGCGCTCCACGAAGCGAGCGCGCAGTTCTTAGGGTTTAGAAAAATGTTGTTGGCATGGATGATGTTACTTACTCTCTCTCTTATGCTTGGACCACATTCAAGGTTTAGCACATCAAGGAAAAGCTAAACCTTGCGTGGCGTAAAGCCTAAAAGGTTAGCCGAACAAGTGAGGCGCCTTTTACGCTTTACGAGGAAGCCAAGGTCGAAAAATCCGCGCCCAGCTCTAAAGAGAAGGCTGCGGAATAGACGCCCTTGGCTTTTTATATGCTTTCTTCTTTCAAGGAAAGAAAGTCTTATAAAATGCTCCTTGCTCCGCAGAAAAGAAATCTATGCTTACTTATCACAAGGTGATAAAATCTAATATTATATATTCTTATCAATGCTTAATGTCGTTTATCATGAGAGAGAGAGAGAGAGTAACAGCCACCTATTTAGGTTTTTAAAGAAATCTTATTGAGGGCTTCCAAGATAATAAAGTCTCGCTCTATCTAATTGTAATAATCCCAGCCCTACCCCACACTTTATATAAATCTGTAAATCGTCGCTTTTTGGAATATTTCCGTTTAATGTTGCAACCTTAGTTGTATCAATCCAAAAGACAACTTTGTTTCTCATAATTTCTATTTTCAATGTGTGCCATGTATATCCAGAAATGTTAATCTCTGGGCTCCAAGTTTCCCCCGCGTTATCTGTTGTTTCTGCTTTCCATCTTTCTGCACTTAATCCAGAAGCTCCGTAAGAAAATAACATTACGAATTTTGTAAATGCAGAATTTGTTACTCCAAGCCATGTTGTATAATCCCCCCCTGCTGCATCCTCATAATACATATCTGCTTCAAATACAATCTTGCCAATATTCTCTAATGGCTCTGTAAAAGTAAAGCTTTTTAGTTCCTCTCCGACGTCTAACTGCACGACCTTTCTTGTTCCTGAAGTTGTCATTAGTGGTGTTCCTGTAATCAACCATTTATTTTCATCTATTGCCGTGGCTCCGAAGAAATCTTCAATAACCGAATAACCTGCGAATCCACCCCATCCAAGATTGTTTGAACCGTCTGTATAATATGCCTGCCCTTCTCTTTGGTCTGAAACTTCCATACTCATAAAATCAAAATCAAAGTCTAATTCAAAACTTTCAAAGATATCTTGCTCTGGCATTTTAAGCCTTCTTCGCAAAAGTTTCCACTTTTTGCTCTACTAAAACTTTTATGCAATCCATGAATCTTCTATATAAAACCTTAATCATCAGCTCTGCTTCTGCTCTTGAATTAAAGTTTGTCATATCGTAATTGATAACATAAATCGCAGCGAGATTCGACGCTGCTTCTTGAAGAATATATTTTACATCAACATTCAAAGTAGAGTATGCGTCGCTCCAATTATATCTTGTGATTAAATTAATGTAACTCTCTGCTCCTGCAATATAGAAATTTGTGTATGCCTCTGCCTTTGAAGTTGCCGAAGCATTTGCTCCTGCTTTATATCCAATCTGCGCTGTTGTTGCAAAAATTCCTGTATCAGCCATTAAAAAGTTAAGATGGTTGGCTTTATATTTTTTTCCTTTATTCCCCATAAAGCCCTTACAATAGCTTCGCTCATATCTGTTCCCACAATCTTATCTTCATCATCAATTTCAACATTTAAAAGCCCATCAATTATTTCCCTTTGATTTACTAATTGTAGCTTTCCTTCTTCCAACAATCTTAAACAATTTGAGTATAAATCTTCCTTTAATATTTTCCCTTCTCCCGATGCTGTTTTATTGTTTAATGGTCTTAATCTTCTTTTGAATTTGTTTTCTAAAATATCAATCAAACCCGCGCCAAATCCGCCATCATCAATAAATAATTTTCTGAAATGAAACAAAGCATCCAAATGTTCAGAAGTTTTCATTAAATCAATAAGTGAGCTTTTTTTTAGTTCTTCTCCATAAACAATTTTACAATTTTCTTTTCCTTCAATCTCTGCGCATGCAAAAGCTGCCTTACATTTTCCGTATCTTGCAGGGTCAATTCCTAAATAATAATTCAATTCTTTTTTATAATCTCTTAAGATGCTCCAGAATCCTATTTTAATTTGTCTCTCAATAATTTCTTTTGGGAAATATTTGCTTGCGTTTTCATCAAATTCCCCTTCATAAATTACTTTAAACATTCTTTCTCCCAATCTCTTTTTTTCTTGCTCTAAGAAATTTAAATCAGCATGAGGAACATCAGCGCTTTTTATTGTGAATTTTTTGAAATCATCTCTTTTAAAACTTTCAAAGAAAAAACCTTTAGGTCTTCCTCTTGTTGATGAAAGCAAAGTCATCCATCCCAATCCTCTTTTACTTGGCTCTAATAACATCGGAATTATAGAATCATAAACTTTGTGTCCAACATGGATTGCTTCATCAATGTGAATAAAATCTATTGAACTTAAACCTTCTATGTAAATTCCTGTCTGTCCAACTTCATACCTATAAAGAACACTTCCATTTTTTAATTTCATTCTATCTAAAGTCACTCTTCCATCATAATTTGATTTAGATTTACCAACTAAGTCTTTAACTTTTTCATATAAATAATTACTTTGTCTGCCTGCGGCTGCAATTAAAAGGTGTCTGGAGCCTGTAAATTCTTCCATTAAATTTTTTATTCTCTCAGCCGCAGCCCAAGACTTGCCTGTTTGTCTTCCTCCCTTTATTGTTACATTTCCTCTGCTTTTAATAATCTCTTTTTGCCAAGGATAAAACTCCATTAGATTACCTCAAACTTAGAAGTCCAAATATGATTTATAAATTCTGAATTTTCTTCCTCTAATTTTCTTTTGTCTGTTTCTGAAAAATTATCTGGCTTGCATTGAATAAATCTGATTATTCTTATGCTTTTATCAATCGCTATTAGGTCTGCGAAGCCGTGAGAGCCAGCTGTTCTTAAAACAATCAAGCCCTCACGCTCCAATTCTTTTTTTAGCTTATATTCCTTCCTTCTGCCCTTTTCATAATTTTGATTCATCTTCTTCAATTTCCTTAATTTTTTTATCAGCCATTTCCATAACAGCTTTATTCACTAAAATCCCTTCCTCTCCTTTATTAATCAATTCTTGGCATTGAGCTTTTAGATTTTGCCATATTCTTTCTTCTTTTGAATAAATTTTACCCTGTGGATTTTTGTTTAATTCTGTGATTTTTTTCTTCAATCTTTTCAATTCTTCTTTATTCATTGTAAATCATCACCGCTTCTAATTCCTCTGTTGCAGTTTTTTTAGAGACTCCATACTCTATAATAATCATTGAGATTAATCTTCTCTTATCAACAATTTCCCCCCTGTTTTTAATCCCTTCTATGATTAACCCGATTTTCTTCAATCTTTCCCTTTTTATGCTTTCCCTCATGTTCATATTAAAAAACAAAAAATAAACAAATTTGGCGTGTCGTAGCGATTAATTTCCCGGTTTTACAACCTGAATCTCATTCCGAACGTTTGTTATATACAGCACCTTTTTCTCTTGCCCGCCAACCATCTGGTCTAAAATCTTGCCCCAGACGATTATCTTCCCGAGCCATTGCTTCATGCCTTCACTTGTTAAATCAGTTTTTAGGATTGATGCAACTTTTCGAGCCGAAGTTCTGTTTGGATAATAATCTGCTTTTCTTCCATCAAAAAGTTCAACGCACATTATTAACTTAACCTTAGATTTCTCTGGATTTGTTCCGCCCTCATCAACTCTATACTCTGGTGCTGGCTCAACAATCTTTGCGAATCTCTGCTCTTCCGGCAATGCTGCAATAGCTGCGCCTTCAACTGCAATGTTCCACCCGTTTGTCATATTTTTTACCTCCTTATATTTATTTAACTAACCATAACCCAGTAAGACTTCTTTCAATATCTCATCTACTTCATTTGTGTCTATCATTCTTTATCTATATAATGGCATTTAGTATGAATTGGCAAAGCAATAGCATTAATCCAATAATCTCCCTTTGGCTCTTGTATGGGACATAATATTATTTTCTCTCCAAGTTTAAAATTACTTTTACAAACAGGACAAACCTCTTCTATTAAATTATCTCTAACTTCAAATTCTCTCTTTATTTTATCTCTCCTTTCTGTTGGGTTTGTCATTTTTTTATCTCCTTACAAAATCTCACTCCGAAACCACAACCAATGTCGAGGTCGCTCCAACTGTAGCCATTAACATTCAACCTATCGCCATACATGTCGGAATCGAGACTGGCGACCTTATCCTTTAAAGTAATCCATTCAATTTTCTCTAATCCTAACTTTAAAATATTTTTTTCTAAAATATAACTTGCTTCACTAAAAGTTAATAATCTCCAACCTTTAGGAATTTTAATCTCTGATTTCTTAACTCTTTTTCTTAATTCTGTTTCAACTTCAAGATTTAATTCTGGTATTTTGGTTGTTGTCATTTCATTTCCTCTTTATAGTTCTCTATAAAAACTCTCAATCTCATAAACCAATTACAAGCAGTTTCTCCTCTTTGACGAGGGAGTATCTTTCTTAGAATTCTGTAATCCCTGTAATAGATTCTTAATGTTATTGTTTGTTCCACGTTTAAACTAAGAACAACTACTATTTAAATATATGTGTTCTTTAAAATACAGTCTTCCAAGCATCACTTATATTAATCTTTGCTCCTTCAACTGCTTTCCAAGAATCTCCTATATTTATTTGAATTCCAGTTATTTCTTTCCAAGCATCACCTATATTAATTTGCTTAACATTTCCCCCTGCTGCAGCTTCCCACACAGCATAAATAGCCAGCATAGCATCGGCATCAGCTAAAGCCCCACCGCCGAAGGGGTCTGTTAAAGTTGTTTGGGTATTTTTAATATCTACTCCATTTCCACCAGTAAGTGCTATATCTGCTTCTGTAGTAGATACAGTATCATCTACTTGTAAAGCCAACCAATAAGCAGTGCTTGGAGAGATATCCCAATCAACTGAAACAACTTTCCATCCACTTGTTGTTCCTTTCGCGTTTGTGTTGGCAACATAAAGTCTTGTTCCTGCTTCTCCAGGAACGACTGCTCCATCTGCTGCGTATAACCCAACTTCAAAATTAGTTTCTGCTGTTGCAGTATTAGCCCACCATCCTATTTCTGTTATTTTTGTTGCTGTTGCTGGACTTGTATCCTTTGAAACAAAAGCGTTAGCATCTGCGGGATAACCCGTTCCTGTTGGGTCAGATGTTGGGGCGGTTGTAACAAACCCCGAACTTGTTCCTAATACTACTGCCATTTTAAATTAAGCTGTATATTGTATGTATAGAGTTCCAATAGGAAAACCTGACGCTGCTGGTGGAGTTGCATCTGTGTTGTATAAAACCATTGGCACATAAGCCGTGTCTGCTGAAGAATTATCTCCAGTTAAAGTTAAACCCACCCCCTCATCTACACCTGAATTTAATAAATAATCAGAGTGAGCTTGCGTATTATCTGCAATATGATTTGTCGAAGCTGTTATTGCTGTGTCAATTTGTGCATGAGTATTTGTTCCTATATTTGCTATTCCTGTGTGGTCGATTCCCCCGTTATTAATTGTAACATTGCATTCATTTCCAACAACTCCAACATCAAAATCTGAATTATCAAAATCAACATATAAATCTGCCCCAGAAGAATCTGCTCTTGCAGCATCTCCCTCTTCAATATAAACTGAATTTCCCCCTGCTCCAGCATTATCTGCCTGCCATGTAACAGTTCCTGTTCCATCAGTTTTTAGAATTTGATTTACTGCCCCATCAGAAGAAGGAAGTTTGTAATCTCCAATTTGTATTTCTTGCGTTACTATTGATTTCCTTTGTGAATAGTCATCTAATATTCCTTTACTTTGTCCCGGGGGATTTTCAAATCTAACTTTTCTTTTAAAAACCATTACAAAACCAAGAAGTGAGAATTAATAAACTTTACGATGAAGTTACCAAGCTCCAAGCTGTTCCTGTATAAAACCAAATTTTAGAGCCAGATAATTTTATTGAACCTGCTTTTACTGCTCCTGTGCTATTTTCAATTTTCGGCAAAATTAATTCAGAAGGTTGAACAATATCTCCTATTACTTCCGTCATCGTTAAATCTCCTTTTTAGAATTCTCTAAATAATAATTAATATCATCCATCTTTGCTTGGTCTTCCTTAATTCCCTTTGGCAGATTTCCTTCTCTATCTCTATGATTCCACCATTTCAATCCCCTTTTCATTTTTCCTTCATGACTCATTTTAAGCTTGTGTATTTGTTATAATGTGAATTGCTTCTGGGTTTAGAACTTGTGTTATTCCAACTTCCCAGCCACTTATAACTTTTTTAATTCCAGGATGGTTTTCGATTGATGTTTGAAGTGGAGCTAAAACCTTATATGCAAGAGCGATGTTTCCAATTACCATTGCGCACTCGTCTGTATCAACTGCGTTTGCAACTATAATTTTTCCACCGCATAATTGCCCGACAACTCCATTTGAAACAACATCAGCCGTTTTAAAACTCGGATTATTAATAACTTTTGAATTCATTAAACAATTTTTATAATCTGTTGGGCTCATTAAAATATATCCATTTTGTAGGAAATCGTAATTGTCTATTGCCATATAAGCAATTCCCGTTAATAAATCTCTTATTGGGTCTCTATTAGCTGCGGTTGCCGAATCCCAAGTATCCGTAGCTGCTGCTGTATTTACAGCTGCATCGTTTGTAATTGCATAATAAATTGCTTCATCTACCGAGTATGCAATTGCTTCTCCAATTTTATATGATGCTCTTTGAATAACATTGAATCCATCTGAAATTTCATCTTCATAAGAAATAATAGTCATTCCAGCGTGCTTTATATGATATGAGCTTGCTTTTGTCCATGTAGGATTTAGATAAGGAAATTCTGCTAATCTTGGCACTCCTTTAACATTATGTTCTGTTCCCCCTGTTAAAACATCATTTGTTTCTTGATAATAGTCTTCTCTCCAATTAGATGATTTTTGAATTGCGCAAACTTGTTTCATCTTAAACATCATATTCGCATATCCTGTTACAGCTTTAGATACATTAATTCCCCTTACATCAAGTTGTTCTACTGCATCTGCCATCTTAACTTCCTCTCAATCGGACACGAACAACCTCTGCACTTGAGCCGGTTTCTTCGCTCCATCCGATAAATTTACCTAATTGAATTTCCGCTTCTGTTGCCGCGTCTATTTGATTTGTTCCTGAAAGCGTTACAGCTTCCCCAATACTTGTTGAGCCCCCAGCTGCAATAAGCATGTCAAATGTTCCATCTAAATGAACCGATGCGCTTGTTGAGCCATCCCCGCCGACTTTTTCCATTGCTAAAACACCGCCCCACTCATCTCTTGCGCTTGACGCTGCAATTGTGTTTGGGTCTGTTAATTTACAAAGAGTTAGTTTTTCGATAGTTGTTGCTTCCGCACATGTTCTTCTTATTGCGTTAATATTTCTTGGAAGTTCTATAATTACTGCTTCATTAGCCATGCCATAAATTAGAAATAGCTACTTTAAATACTTTTTGGATAAATAAATATTCCCGGCAATCACAATCTTTCTCCTTTTTTTGTTCCATCTGCGCTTATAGCGCCAAAATTATCTTCTCTTTCTCCGATTAAATAACTTGAAACCCATAAATCCGACGGCATTGGAAACTTTCTTGATTTATCAATTTTATCCAAATCTATTTTTTTATCTTTAAGAATTCTTCTTAACATTTTTGCCTTAAGATTATCCCCCCCGGTCCATGTCATAGTATTTAGAAAAATATCTCTTGCTTCTTTTGGAATTGCCATGCTCCATAACTGAATTGGTCTTAATTGCATATCTATTAAAAGAAATTCTTTTTTTCCTTTATTTTTTATTGGCATTTGGCATGCTCGTGTTTCTAACCATTTAACTAATTCATCCACATCTCTTTTAATTCCTTGGGTCATAAAATCAATGTGCATTGTCTTTAACTTTTTATGGACTATTATAAAATCTCTCCTCTTTGAAGTGCTTTTGCATATTCCACATCTGAAACCTCTGGCTTTTTTATCTGTATGTTTCCCTGTCCAGCTAATCCGTGCCCTTCAAGACGTGCTTCAACTAAAAGCTTTTCATTTCTTTCAATTAAACTTTTAAACTCTTCATTTCCTTTTTCTATTCTCTCTGCCAAAAAGCGAGCTTCTTCAATAGGCGACTTCGTAGCGATAGAATCACTCTTTTGTGGTTCTTCCTTCTTTTGCTCGATAATCTTTTGTGGTTCTTCTGATTCTTGTTCTTTTTTTTGTTCATCCATGTTTTACCCCCTTTTTATTATAAAAAAGTTCCTAATGTTTTGCATCTATAATCTGATTCTTCTTTTTCCCAATACTTTTTGAACTGCAATATTGCAATTGTGCTTGAGGCAACTAATGCCAAGATAACGCTCTCTTTTGTAATTCCCCCATCACTCAACGCACCCAAGAATATTAAACTCCCTGCCAGAAGTGAATTTACAATATTCCAGATTATTTCTTTGTTCATATTAAAAAATCCTTGGTTATCTCCATTTTTTTTATTTTTATTTTTTTCTGTTTTATTAGTTGAAATGAAAAACCAAATAATTATGACTTTGTTTTTCCAGACACAACTTCTTTATTTTGTTTTGCTGTTCTTCTATCATTCATATCTTGCGGAGTTTTTGCTATCTCAACATCAATCTCTTTTGGCTCTTCAAACTTTACATCAATTCCTAATTCTGATTTTATTTGTTCAGCATACTCCATTTGTTCCATAATTATTTTTTCTTTGAATCCAAGATAATTTAATTTCCCAGCTGCTAAAGAAACTTCATCTGATTTCCCTCTAATTAAATCTGGCACATTAGAAGATTCTGTATAATAACTTCTCAAGAATTCTAACCAAGGTAAAGGATTTAAAGTTGAATATTGCGGCACAGATATTCTTTCCGTTCTTTCAATTGACCCCTTTGGCACAATTATGTTTTCCATGTTTTTAACTGCATTATCATATTTTGTTTTTAATACTGCGAGTTCAGTTGGGTCGTCTGTGTCTGCATGGATTTCTAATAAAGGTTTTATATATCTAAAAAATATTACAGAGGTTATGTTCATGCATTGCGCCTTCCACTTCATAATATCATAAGTTTTCTCTAACTCTGGAATTCCGTGAATTTCATCTGCTATTGGGTCATTAGATAAATGCCATATTCCTTTTAGTTTTTCCCCTTCCCAAATATTCAAAACAATTTTTTCTTTTGTTATTTGATTTGGAATTACCTGTTTTATTTTTTTTATTGTTCCTTTTGAGTTTGCTTCTACTTCAATTGTCCCGGGATTTAAAACTTTTAAATTTATTAATCTCCCTGCTTTATCTCTCATTTTTTCCATAAAAGAATCTCCGCAAATTTTAGAAACTCTTTTATGATTTGTTATTATTGTTCTAAAAGTTTGACTTCCATTTCCCTTTATTCTTTCACATATTTCTTTTTGATTTTTGTTTTCAAATTTTATTTCTTTTCCAACTAACCACTTGCACCATAAATCTATTGTTGTTCTTGCGTCTGGAATTTTCCTGTATATTCCA